TGCAAAGATTGCAAACAATCAAGGAAAATATGATATAAAATTTTTTTTAAAATTTTTTGGTAGTTGTTTGTGGGGAACTTGGCGCAACGTATCGCCCTGTCAAGTTTGCAAAAAAGGGGGGTGCCATATCCACCCCATCCCGATTTTGTCATTTGCCAAATGTCCATAGGGTACCTTGGTTGCAACCATTGCGTTAATCGCCCGTAGGGCTGCGCTCATGGCGTACAATTGTTCGGCTGCTGGCAACCTACCGCACAAAAAAAGAGGCGCTGCAAGCGCCTCTAATCGTGTTGTTGTGTAATGCGCTAGTTTAGCGCATTACGTCTTGAATTGAGATATTCATAGGTTTGATCATCCAAGCCTGCAAAGATTGACGCAATGCCAAGCCTGTTTTCGGGCAACAATGCCGCTTCGCCTTCAATGGTGCGCGTTACTGATTGAATAGCTTCATATCCATTAAGGTCATGATTGCCTTGGCTGTCACCGTATGAATGACCATAAGCTTGCATGTTGTGGCAGATGATTGCGTCATCCCCATGTTGCGCGCGCATTTCGGATACCCTTGCGCGAATGGTTCCGGCATCCCATCCGGTTACGCTTGATATATCGGCAACGGTTGAGCCACCATCGCGCCGGATTGTTTCCCACATCATGCCAATGCGTGACCCATTGCGATATGGCTGTTCAGGTGTTGACGTTTGGACGGTACGCGACGCGCTATAATCAATGCGGTTAACGTCTGAATGCCTAAACATGGCATCAATAAGCAGGCACCATGCTTCAAGCTTGGCAATCTCTAATGTGGCTTGATGCTGGCGAAATTCAATGGTGCCAACACGCGCCCATGTATCAAGAGACACGCTTGCAAATTTTCTGCCTAGTATTTGGTTTAATTCATTCGCGCTAGTCGCATTGTTGAATTCATCATGATTGCGCCCATTGTCACCAATGCGTCTGATAGAATGGCAGAAACGCGCTTGGCATCCATTCTCGCGTCTTGATGGTGGCAATAGTAAATCAACATCGTTTTGCTGATTGGCGTATCTGATAAGAACGTCTTTCACTAACGCCATTGGCATAACGTCATGGCATTGATTATCAACCGGCATAAAAAATGCGCCGGTTGATGCCATTGTGCCTTTTGAATGCGTCCAATAGTAAGCCGGTGAAATATCTTTGACCGCACGGTTGCCAATGTGAACGTGCAAGCCACATCCCTTTTTTGATACCTTGCCGCCATTGGTTTCAATAAATTGCATGACGGCGCGTATATCATCCATTGCACCGCCAGCCCCATGTGCTGGCATTGGCGGAAAGACAATTTCCACATCAACATTTGCTGAACCGTCATATTTTACCAGCAACCAATCAAAACCGGCATCTGTCAAAAGCGTGCGCCATTGGTCAATTGAACGAAATAAACCGCGCTTATTGTGGAATTCTAGCTCTACGCCAGCAGTCAAAAAGCTTGTGTTTGTTAAATAAGCCATTGTTTTCATTACCTTTTTTCTGTTTTTGTGGACGCACGTTTGCGCCACTTCCTAAGTAGTAATCGCAATCACTGCATAAGTAAACACAAAAAGAACAATTGTTCGCATTTTTTTATTATTGATCGGATGCGCGTGCGTGTGCGCGTGAAAAAAGGAGATCCAGTTACTGGCAGCGGCAGCTAACCCCGACCCCGAAGCCCGAAGCCCGATCCCCGATCCGATTCAACCCGGTGCTGCCGGGGCCTCGACCCGGTAAACCCGAGGTCTCAACCCGGTAAACCCGAACAATTGTTCTGGTTATGCCCCGGCTCCGCCCGGGAATGGGCAAAAAAAATGAGCCGCAGCACTTGGCTGCAGCCCAGTATAACCCGAACAATTTATATCCATATCCGCTGATCCTCCTCAAATCCCGCGTTGTCCCGTGCATTGAATAGCTCGGAAGTATCCAAAGCGAAGTCCCGATAGCCGTCAAGAATAGTATCAAAGTATTGACGGCTGGGGCTGTATGTACCCGATGAGTTCATCCGGTAAGTAAGCATCCCGTTGATCTCCACCTTGCGATAGAGTCCAGAACTCACGCCCTCGTACCGATCAAGTGCGGCCTCGTCTGCTTCTTCAATGCGCCAGATGCCTACGGGCAAAAGGTCGTACTCGTCACCGTGTTCTATGTCGGCTACACCCCGAAAGACTAGCCTCCAATTCGGAAAGTACGCAGACCCCAACGCTTTCGCGGTGGGGCTACGAAGTGCCATCTGGCTCTTGTTCAAGTTAGAGCCATAGGCGAAATATAGTTTACTCATTTGTCTACCTCCATTCATTAACAACCTGTTCGCCTACAATGTATGCGTACATATTGACCAGCTTCTCAGGGCTGGACAGGTCAGTTGTTACCTCACCAAAGTTGTCTTGCTCGTATTCTTTGATGGTTTCTATGATTTTGAATACTTGGTCACCCATCCACTCAATAGCTTTGTGCGTTCCAATAATGTAGTAATCCATATTGAAAGCGTGGTGGTGCCAATCGTCTTTGTTGTCTTTTAACCACTCAGCGTCCTGCTCTTTCATCCAGTCAACGAAGTGGCCTTTGATTTCTTCATACTTATAAGTCATGGCGTTTGCCCTCCTTCTGTACTTATATAGATAGCAATCATTGCACACACTGTCAACAGGAAAAGAAAGAAAAAAAGAATTTTTTTTCAGCAGGTGCCGGGCCGCAGCAGCGCAGCGGCTGCAGCGAACAACCAGAACAATTGTACTGGTTACTGGGAGCCGGGCCGCAGCACGGACAAAAAAATACCCGGCTCTCGCCGGGTCAGGTAATGAAAATGTTTCTCCCTTCTAGTCGTGTGGTTGACCCGAGTCTAACCCGAGTTCTTCTGTTATCTCAGCCATCGCTCCAGCTATCTCGTCCCACTGCTCATCGTTTGAAACTTCATCTTTCGTCAAGTCATGAACTCCGCTGCCTTGTGACGGAATAGAATCTTCACGAAACCTGTGAAGCGCATCCCAGATGGTCGATAAGTTGTTTTTAATTTCCTGCTCAGTCATTTCGCCCTCCTGTTTGAGTGCAGCCAGCGGAGGTATGGACGTATCCATATAAATCCTCTATCCGCTGACCTAGCCACAATTACAATCACCTAACGGCGTTATACTTTTGGCTTACTCATTATATATAGCAATCACTGCAACACCTGTCAACAACAAAAAGCACAAAAAAATAAAAAAGTATCATTTGGTACAAAGCCGCAGCTAACTGGGACCGGAAAGACAATACGAACAATTGTACTGGTGAATCGAAGGCCGGGAGGGTGCTGCGCCCCGGAGTCCGGGCGCCGGGAGGGTTTCCCCCAGGGAGGGCGCAGCCCGATCCCGAACAATTGTACTTAAACCCCGACCCCGAACAAAAAGCCCCAGCAGCCCGAGGCCACTGGGGGTAGTTTTCCAAGGGAGGAGGGGACAGGATGACCCCGATTCAGCCCCGATGTCAAGCCCGACCCCGATCAAACCCCGATCCCGATGCCCCGAGCAGCAGCCCGATGACCCCGAACCCGAACAATTCTACTGGTACAGGCCCGGAAAGCCCGATGGTCGCCGCCCCCTCCCCCCGCACGGGGTGTTTTATGGGAATATCTGGGTTATCCGCTATCTTCCGCTATATCTTGTGGGTCATGCTCTATAATACCCACATCTGGTGTTACATTTACCATACGGGACTCAGCCAAACGCTTAAAATCTGCCAATTTGTTCGCAATATCCTGCTTTGTGTTCGCTGTAATCTCCTCCTTTACAACATGTTGTTTGTTGATCAGTAGTCCCGCTGCCTTCAGACGCAACTCCTCTGCTCTCAACGCATCGCTGAATTTACCCATTTCCCACGCCTGATCCCTGATCTTCTTTAGATCCCGAATAGACTTATCAATTGTTACCCCGAAACGAGCCTGTGTCTCCAGCCTCATCTCCTGTAGGCGTTCTGCTACAACTGGATTACGCAACAGCCTCACAGCTTGCACTGTGGGGTTTTTGTACCCTGCTTGCCTAGCCGCTTCAGTCTGTGTCATATCCTTGTGCAGATACATATCCAGAAACTGTTGCTGCTGTGGTGTTAATCTTTTGTGTCCAGCAAGCCGCTGTTCCTTTGGTAGATCTTCTCCGACCTTCGGCATTACGCCCTCCTAATTCTATCACACAGGCTGTTTGGCTGGTGGTTTTTTAAATGTTCAATATCTTTGTATCCATGTACTTCTAATTTTCTACAAAGTTCTTGTATGGCCTTTCTGCCAAAATTTCGAGCAAGCATCATTTTATTGTAATTGAAATTTTTTATAAATTCTTCAATCGACATTTCCATAACGCCTTTATGGTAGTAGGTAAGACAATTCACAATGCGAACACTATTCCACTGGATATCACCCATTACTTTAGGATTTAAACACCGTGATCCTTTTTCCTTCTCTCGCAATTTCACTCTATGTAACTTCGCTACAATTTCCCTAATACGCTCTCTTGATAAACCATATTCATCTCCAACGGATTGCAATGTGCGTTTGTCCATCATTCGCTTGTGATAAATTTCTTCGTCACGCTCTATATTTTTCATCTAGCTTTACCCTCCTAAGTAGAACAATTCTTCGGGTTGCATTTGGCAGCAACCACACGTTACAGGGTATAGGTTTGTTTATACCTATACCCCTATGTAATAGGGAGAAAAACCCAAACATTAAACCTTGAACCTTTTCAATAACTTAACGCCCCTATTTTACTTTGTTTGTGCTATCATTGCAAACCCAAACCAAAACCTCTTAAACCATTGATACATAACAACTTTATGAACTTTGGGGTACCAACTTTGGGTTTATAAACTTCTAAACCTAAACCAGAACGTATCAAGAACACGCCTATTTTCCCTTCCATGTAAGGTATGTTCCCGACCCCATCAGCACTGCCCCAATCACCAGCAGCCCGACATGTAACCAGAACAATTCAAAGCTATGCGGCATAGGCTCGACTGCTGACATCAGCAGCACAAGTAAGAACCCTGCGCCAGTAACATAATTTCCTGTTTTAAGCGCCATCTTTTTCTTCCTTTCCATCGTTAATAAACAGAAATCCAGGATCATTGCCTTCTGGGTCACGGCTAACTTCAATAACCAACACCTTCCGCTTTGGGTGAGATAGCCCGAATGTAGGGTAGCCATCATCGCTCATCCAGAACTTTACAATTTTGTATCCTTCCAACTGACCATAATAGTCTTGCCAGTATTCATCACTTCCATGTCTTTCGTAATTAGTCATTTTATGCCCCTCAGTAAAAAAGCTATTACATCAACTGTAAAGCCGTTGCCCAACATTCTGTATCTTTGTGTATTTGATACATGGTTGGTGTAGTTATCTGGAACGGTCTGCAACCGCTCACACTCGATTGGCGTTAGTTTGCGCCATTTAAAACCATCCGTAACAAAATTATTATTCTGCCATGATGAACTTGTCATAGACGGAACTTTACCATCTTCTGCCCTTACACCGCCTTTATTAGCGCCACGAGCAATCTGCAATATCTTCGGCTCCAGATTGCCACCACTAGCCGCTGCAAGAGTTGGTGCCTTACCATCTGGGTGATACACACGCCTGTTGTAGTCATGCCCCTTTAAATCAGCTTCTCCAGCCAGAACTGTGCCTTCTGCGTCCGCTTCATCAGCGAAATCAAACACCAACTGCCGCCTATGCTTTTCAAAGTATGACTTTAGATTGCCGCCCTTGAAGTAATTAGCATCCACGCAATGCGATTTATCGCGGTCTGTGAAGCCATCTTCCAATATGTCCTTTAGGTATATGCGCTTGTTTTCCGGCAACGACCTGACGGGGATATTTGTCCAGTAAAGCCTTCGCCTGTTTTGTGCGCTGACAATATTGGAATTAATATCCACGGGTTTGCACCCTAATTGTTCGCTTATGACATCTTGGAACTCCTGCTTCATATTGACGTTTTCCAGCAGGAAATACTTCGGTTTGCATTCTTTTAGAACACGAACAAATTCAAAGAACAATTTGCTGCGCGGGTCATCAAACGCCAATTGGCCTCCGGCAAACGAAAATCCCTGACACGGACTGCCGCCGATCAATAGATCAACTGCTGGCAGATCACCTGCTGTAATCTTCGTTACATCGCCCAAATGGACTGTATCTGGGTAGTTAGCCTTGGCAACTGTGATTGCGTATTTATCAACCTCGCTGGCAAAGTAACTGGTGACAGGCAAGCCAGCCCTATCAAGAGCCAGCCTTGCACACGACATACCATCGAACAAACTAAGTACGTTCATGATTTACTCTCCAATTTATAATCATGGATAATCGTACCAAGATCAGAACTGCCTCTTATATGAGGCGGTATCCACGTTGGCTCACTACGCCCTCTAATACGCCTGTGGTGTCCTCTTACCCAATGCTCCCTCTTAGGCGTTCCATGCCCTGTAAACATCTGTTCATAGACCTTTACACCACGCGGCTTGGGTAACTGGATTGTCACCACCTTATATTCATTCTTTGGAACCACACGCCCAAAGCGTATATGATCAATCTTTTTTGGCGGCGTTGTGCTTAGATGGATAACCTGATCGTAATTAAGCGTACTAAGTAACGCGATCAGAAACCTGACATCACCCATTCCATACTTGCCCTGATCAGCAGAAAAATTACGTTTGACCAACTCAGCCATTTCGCTTGGTTCCCAACCCATTTTGAACTTTTGTGCAGGTATAGACCAGTGCATAGCCGCCGTTTGGATAAGTCCACACTTGTACATAATCTCGTCCAAGAACTCTCTTTGAACAGGATCTTTGCTATGCTTTGCGTAATACCAAGGCGCAAAAATAGTATCAGAAGTTTCCTGATTAAAATTTGTTTCAAGCATTGTAGCTTTATCAGAAAATATCCTGTCTCCATTGGAAATTTCAAACCCCATAGGGTAAGCCGCAATGCGTTCTGAACCTTCATGTATTGTAATGCCATATTTAGCGTAAACAATTTTGTCGTTTACTTTGCGGATATGGTAGCCAGTGCGTTGCCCTTTAACATCGTCATCAAACTTAATGTACATGTCTGGGGTATATTTATCATGAGCGTCTTTTCTTGAAGTCCTACGCGCTTGTTCATCCCACTCTATCCACATGCTATCAAAGCACGGCATCGCCCTATGCAACATCGCAAGCAATGTTTGTGGCTTAACAAAAGACGCTTTAACAATTTCGTCCAGAAGCGTATTGTCCACCATAAACTTTTGCATCGTTGCCATATCAGCTTGCATATTGCGCCTCATGGCTTCAGCGACACTGCCGCCAGTATACACGGCAAAGCCCTTCTTTGGTTCAGCCAAAGCCGCTTGCACCATGTTCGCCAGAACAGGACTGTCTTCTTCCCCGCCCAATTTGCGTTTTTTCATGTCATCAGCCATACGCTCAACGCCATCCCAATTATTTGTCTCAGCCATCATACACCTCGCCAATCTTACGATCTGTATCTACATAAAAGTTATGTGCTAATTCATCATGCAATCGTGACAAACCATAGGCCATATCATCCATGTCCAGAATTTCTTGAACACGCTCATACATATAAATCGTATCAACGCGGCTCCACTTACGAATATCAATGTCGCCATCGTCCTCTACCTTAACAATTGACGCATACGGACCTTCCATTAAATGATCTCTCATCGCTCTACCCTCTCCCAAATGTCTTTCTGACGTTGCTTCCAGCCATAGCTGTCCATTGCTCTACGCATGATCCGCTCTGCGGTATCAGTCCAGACCAAGGCGTTCTTCTTTGCCCAGATCCAAGCGTACAATTCCTGCGTTAGCGTTGTGATACCATTGCCCTGACGCTTGCCCACGATATGCCCAATTTCATGCAAGGCAGATACATAGTATCCAGTGTTTTTGGTTGGACGAATTTGTATCTCACGCGGATTGCGTCTTGCCCAATAACGAGGCTCAGACTCATCTAGGCTTTGATATGAAACCCTGATCTTGTGCCGTGCCGCTAATTCCATAACGTGCAATGCCATTTCAATACGTTTAACTGTCATTGCTCTAACCTCAACCATTTTGCTTTAATTAACATTGACTGCGCTTCCTGCAATCCACCTGCCGCGCCAAGTAACAACTCAACCTCTTGATCTGTGGCATCGCCGGTAACTAGACTATGCACAGCGTTGATCGTTTGATTGAGCAACGCTTGAACTTCCAAGTAATCTGTTGATCTAGCCATATTGCCCTCCATTGATAGTGCCTGATAACAGATATAAGAAGTGTTTGCATACTTGTCAACAAAAAAAGTTAAATATCTTCTGTTGAGATGCGATACGGCACATGTGTTGGGTTTAAACTAACCCTACCATCACGATCAATGTCATCAGGCACATCATCAGCAAACGCATCTTTTGGCATCCCTTCTGTTGCTTTCTCCCATGCGACTTTGTTTGCCTCAACGTAATTTCTATAGGCTCTATCCATTCCCTGCATGGCATCAGATCGTCTGCGCGAACCGCTAGATACATTCGTTAGGTCTTTGTCCATGTAGTTTGTCTGGTTCTTATCCTGCATCATTTTCACACTCTGCGGCACAAGCAAGGTATCCGCAGCCATCAATATAATTGTCTTCGTGCGCTGAATTGCTTTTAATACGAGCAATTTTAAGCAGACTCATCAACACACCCACATCTGCTGGGCTGACTTCGATACCCAGGTGAACTGACCAGTAACGAGCAATTGTTCTGAAATTATCCTCCATAGCTCCGTGATCTGCTGCTCTGTCCTTCGTTACATACTTCTTTGCTGTGTCCAGCACCTTTGCCCTTTTCATTCTTGATGCTCCCTGCATTGCCAAGTCTTCCCGTCATCACTGCTGTGCCAAGCCCAGTTGCTGCCACAATACGAACAAATGTTCTCCTTCGGCCCGGTGCTGCGCCGTTTCTCTGGGGCTTTTTTGTTTTCCGACATCTCTTTCAGCCGCCTTTTGCGCCACGGATCTGCATATTCCCCGAACAAATCATCAATATTAGACATTATCCCTCGCTGTAACAGCTTCGTATTCACCTCGACTCATAGGCCCATCAACTGCTCCGAGCCATACCCTGCCGCCTGTAGCCGTCAACTGGAACTTATCAATCCGATTGTCCTGTTGTAGACTACGAACATATCCTTCTAGTGTCTGCTTCCCGATGCCTTGCAGTATCTCAGGGGCATCAGCGTCCTCTGACCGCTTATGAACTCCGTTGTTGCCACTCATATGGGTTAGAGCCACACCTTCGCGCTCACAATGGATAATCCAATCAGCCATAGCATCCAGCTTCATCTCAAGAACTGTGCCGCTGTTAAGTGATTTGATTTCTTCAGTGCGATCATTTAGCAGCCCAGTCATTGGATCTCGTACAAAATGCCGAACATTTCTACTGGCTGGTCCGTTAGACTTGACTACAGCGCCATCAAAACAACTGTTACGCTGATATGGTAAACCTAGCCGCTCACAAGTCTTCTTGCCGCGTTGAGCATCAACCTGCCATAACGCAAATGAAGACCTGACCCCATCAACAAGAGCAGTCGTACCCCGAATAAGGTTACGAGCTTCTTCGGGTGTTTTGATTACAGCGTTGTCCTTGATCTTCGTCATGTGGTGACAAACCAGTACAGATGCACCTGTTTCTGTTGCCATCCTAGCCAGCAGACCTGTTAAAGCAGCCCCCGCAGCAGGATCAGCATTTACATCTGCATGGACAAAAGATGCCAGCGGATCAAACACAATCAGCTTTAGGTTACTCATCTGCAAGATTTGTTCGTATATCTTTTCAAACTCTGCTGTTGTCCCGAACTCGCCGTTGGACTCGTTCATGATTGCAAACACACCGCCGACATTCGGAAGTGATACAATCTTTAGATCATGGCTGTAGCCATGCCGCTCTTCAAACGGATCAAGACGCTCAACCCGCCTGTGCATCTCAGCTTCGTCATCTTCAGCAGTAAAGATTACCACGTTCCCGAACTCTTTAACCAGCCCCCCAAACGTGTTTGTCATTGGCTTCCCCGATGCGATCTTCATGCCCATGTCCAGTGTCATCATGCCTTTACCAGCATCACCAGCAGCGGCAAACAGAATAGGAACCCCGAGCGGAAACGTGCCATCAATCAAGAACTTTTGTTCGGGGGCAGCCCCAGCAAACCGACTGACAAGGAACGACTCGTCAAGAAGATTAATGTTTGTTTTAGTTATCTTGGCTTTGGTGTTAACAAAGTTTTCAATGTTGTAGCCCTCAGACAAAGCATCTGAAGCATCCCACCCTTCGGGCTTTCCCATTGGCGGCGTAAGCATTGTGACCGATTTAGCACCAGCAGCCAAAGCAAAGTCCTGTATGAGATCAGCCAGCTTTTTGCCAGCAGGATCATTGTCAGGCCATAAGATAAGCTCTTTGTTCTGCAACGGAGAAAAGTCAAACTGGTGAGCAGTCTTCTTTGTTAGCGCACCAGCCCCGCCAATCGTACAGGTTGTAGTGTATCCAACATCATTTAAAGCATCAGCACACTTTTCGCCCTCAACCCATATAACACGATCAGATGCCAATACATTTGGAATGTTATATAACGGGCGTATGTCTGGAAACTTGGAGTATGGAGAGCCTTCAACAAACGGTCTGAACTCTTTCTTTGGCTTGCCCTTTGTGTTCAACATGGGGTTGCCAGCAATATCCTTGACGTTATACCGCCTAACGGAAACCAGCACCTCGCCATCAGCATTGGTATATACATACTCAGCATCATACGGACTGTTTGAATTGTACTGCGGCCTAATAGGATTTTCTATCGGCGCATTATCCCGAACAATTTGCGGCCCAGTGCTGTCGAGGTAACTGGCAAACATCTCCTTTATTTCTGGGAGCTTCATGCCACGAGCTTCTATCAGTATCTTAACGATGCCCCCGATACCAACACCACCATTAAAATCCTGACCCTGCATAAAGTACTGCGAGGCAGGATCAATGTTAATTTTTAACGATTGCCCCGGATCACCAAGCAGTGAACCGATGTAAAATGTTTTACCGTGAACACGCCCAGCAGGGAATGTATCCTGCAAAATCCGAATTTGTTCGCCTTTGGGGACTCTGCGAGAAATCTCCTCAACTATGTCATTACTACCAGATGTAGTATTGCCAAACCTTACCACACTCATTATATTGATCCTTACCAAGCATTGTTTTCAACTAGGGGCGGCTCATACCGCCCCTTCTTTTTGCCAGCAAGTATTGCGGAACTCGCACCACTTGCAAATAAAATAATCATCATTCTGTGCAACACGCGGCAGCATATCGTTAGCTTGGGTTGCTTTCAGGATTTGTACTGCTTTATCACTAGTAGCTTGTGCAAGCTCACCATTAAACGGAACCATCTCAATGTATATCTCGCTTGTGTTTTTGTTTAACACTGTGAATACACAAGGATTTTCCGATAGATCCATGTAGGCTTGGTAGATTGCAATTTGTGCTGCATATACTGGGTTGGCTTCCGCCACACCTTTACGAACAAATTCATTGAACTTCTTCTCGTTAGCAGACTTACACTCCCACAACATAGGGTATGCCATGTGCAACGGGCCACCACATATGACCCCATCAATATGACCTCTGACTTCGCCGCCAGCAGTCTCAAACCCAAATTGTTCGCCTTTCTTCTCTGTCCGCAGGTCAAAGCCAGCGTCCCTGAAGTACATAATCATCATGTCTTCGATGGTGTGACCAAGGCCAAATATGCGTAATGTCTTCGCAGGAAACCCTTTGCCCTCATCAGCCTGTTGGTTCATGTAGCGGTACTGGAGCTTGCGTGAGCAGGGATCGCCAAGAGAAGAAGCACCAAGGTATTTGCGCCTTGGCTGCTTGCGTTCCTTTTCTACAATCGCCCGATCAAGCTCTTTAATTATGCTCTGTGCGTCAGAAAGGGATGTCTTGTTCAGTGAGGCCGATTCTGCCGCCTCCATATCTGAAGTAAATTTCTGTAAGGTCTGTGCTAGAGTATTCATCATCAAGCCCTTCTGATATTCTCTTTAATATTAAGGTTATTGCAATAACTTCTTCTTCGCTTAAATCACAAAATCTTTTTTCCCACCCGATAATCCCGAACAATTCTCCTGCTTGTTTTAGTGAAGAGTCTCGTACTCCTCTTTCCGTATCCATTCTACAATCTCCTCCGATAACGGGCCGTATGCACACACATAAATTTCATCTGAATCCTGCATGTCTACCTCTACCACTGCCCCTTCAAAAATTTCTTCCTTGCCTTCAATCAATTTACAAAGAAGACCTGTAATTGTGTCCTTCAACTCTTCTCTGTCATCTAAACTTTTAAACAACACAAAATAATTTGCTTCAAGAAACACATCATCATCAAAAACTAACTTTAATTTTACCTCGCCCCTATTCATGCGCTTCTCTCTTCTGCAATTATGTCATTAACAAGATGATCAATAAAACGCTTATTCCAAATATAATTCAGCATACAAGCGGCTCTGTATTTAGTCCATGAAAAATCAATGGGACTTACATTCACACCATTTTTTGCTAACAATTCCCGCTGCTTAATGCTAACTGCATCATTCAACCAACGCTTGGTTTTTTTCGCACTATCACCTGTCTCATTCTGTCTCATAAAGTCATCAGCAGATGCCATAACGTGTCTTTTAGTTCCAATAGAGATCACTCTGGTCTTGCCATCTTTTTTCTTCACAATGGCAATACAAAGACCATCTACATCAGCGATTAAGGCAAAACCGTTAAAGCCAGACGCAGACATACAGGCTCCATTCCCGAACAAATCTATCCAGCGGAACGGAGATCGCTCCATAAGATCCACTTCGGTTAGAACAAAATCTTCTAATATTTCTGGCTCTGGACGCTCTATTTCATGACCACAAATAGGACACTCGCGTACATTCAACGGTATTTCGGCATCGCAGTTAGAACATATCTTTACTGGAGCATCGCCTTGAGTATTATCATTTTGACTTCCATCAAGATTGACAGAATCGTCAAGTGATCCATGCGTTAATACAGACGTACCAAAGTCCATCACCACACAATCAGACTTTACGACCCCTGGAAATTCATCCTGATTTACAGTGCGTAAACCACGACCAATCATCTGCACCATTGTAGCTTTATAACTGCAAGGTCTGGTTAACACGATGCAGGAAACAGGTGGAGAGTCAAAGCCCTCTGTCAACACAGCGACATTCACCACAACCTGAACATGTCCAGTACTTAGATCATGAAGGATTTGTTCGCGTTCATGTCTTGGCGTGTCACCTGTTACTGTTGCGGCTTCAATACCGCAAGCCACAAACTCTTCGCATAGGTCTTCGGCATGCTGCACAGTCGAGCAGAATACAATCGTCTGACGCTCACCAGCTTTATCATCCCACTCTTCAACTACACGCTTGTTAATAGCGCGGCGGTTCATGATCCGTTCAACTTGAGCCATGTCAAAGTCGGATATAGTTTTGCGTACCTGACGCAGTTCATCTCGTACACCAACATCAATTACAAATGTTTTTGGCGGCACAAGGAACCCTTCACGAATTAACGTGGAAATTTCTATCTGGTGACTACAGTTCGTAAATACGTCCCGTAATCCCTTCTTATCGCCTCTATTTGGGGTAGCGGTAAAGCCAACGATCTGAACCCCCTCATTGGCCTTCTTTGCGGCGTTAATGATACGTTGATATGTATCCGCAATGGTATGATGTGCTTCGTCAACCACGATCAGATCGACTTTGGGCATATTGTCCAAGTTTTTCTCGCGGCAAAGCGTTTGCACCATTGCAAATACAGCGTCACCTGACCAATCCTTTTGTGCAGCGTTTACTTCACTGGTCTTCAAAGATGGGTTTACAAGGTGAAATTTTGTTGAGTTCTGTGAAACGAGTTCGTCACGATGCTGTAGCACAAGCACATTTTGTGAACTTTTATGACGTTTGCCAACCAAGGCGGAAAGCATGATTGTCTTTCCAGCCCCAGTTGGTGCAACGACTAAAGTGTTACCGTGCTTGTCCAGTGCATCAGAAGCATCGTTTACAGCGACTTCCTGATACTCACGGAGAATCATCAGACTAGCCTAGTCTATACCTGTGAGTACCTGACTTTTTATCGTAGGTCTTCACAATCTCATAGCCAGCCTTTTTAATCAGGTAGATATGATTGTATACAGATGATCTTTTCTTGCCAACAACAGCATGTACTTCGTCAATTGTCGCTCCCTT